ACCCTGCAGGCCCTTGGTGATCCACTCGCCGAGCGGCTTGGCTATCGGTGGCAGCTTCTCGTAGAAGTGCTCTTGCTTCCGGTCCTCAAGCTCCTCCTCGGAGTATCGCGGATTCGGCTTCGGTCCGCCACGGAAGGCCCAATTCCACGCCTCGCGTATCTGCTTCAGTGACCGGCGCACGCTGTCCAGCTGCGTCGCGATGCTCTTGATGGCCGTGGTGGCGCCGAACTCGTCGAGCAATGCGCCGTACTCATCGCCAAGCTGACTCATGATCTCCATCAGCTTGTTGATCTCCTGCAGCGGGCCGGAGAGGACATCCTTGGCGACCTTCGCACCCTCGCTGCCCTTCTGCAATTCTCTCAGCATCTTGACGTTGTCGCCGACGATGGCCTTGTTGTCGTCAGCCAGAAGCCGCTTGATCGCCGCTCGCTGCTTGACCGACATATTGCCGAGCACCGCTTCCTGATCGGTGGCAGTGCGGATCAATTCAATCACGGTCGCTATCGGATTCTCGGTGCCCTTGATCGCCCTCATCATGCTTTCTTGCGAGGCGAATCCCAAGTCCTTGGCGCTGGCGCCCAAGTTCTGCATCAGTCGCTCGAACAGAGCAGCCGACTCGCCGGTGTCTCCGGTCGTCTTGTTGAGCGAAGCCATGATGGCCTCGATCTGAACCAGCGCTTCGGTGCCGCTGTAGCCAAGATCGGTCATGTAGGTGGTTAGCTCGGACATGTGCGGTCCGATCTTGTCAATGTCCACGCTGAGATGTCGGGCACCGGCCGACATGATCTCCATGGCTTCGCCAGCTTGCTCCGGCGCAATTTCGAGATTGCGCAGCACGTCAGCAACCGACCGCGCCATGGCCTTCGGCGCGACGCCAGCGCCCTTGGCCATCAGCGCAATCTGCGGGAAGATTTTCTTGGCTTGGTCCATTGGTATCTGCGCGGTGTCGGCGAGCGTCTTGAAGGCGTCATATATTTCGGCGCTGCTCTCGGCGGTCTTGCGCGCGGTGTAACGGATGGTCTCCTCGTATTCCTTTGCTTCCTTTGTCGTGGCGCCCAGTGCACCCTTCATCAGCCGCATCTTGTTGTCGAACTCGGCAAAGCCCATGAACGAATTCTTGGTGATATCAATCGCCTTGCTCACCGACATATAACCAATTGCCATGCGGCCGAGCCCGGCGGCGACGCTTTGTATCGCCATGGCGTGCTTGCTCTGGCCTTGCGCGGCCACGTTACCCGCCGCCGCCGCCGCCTTGCCCTGTTCTGCTGCCGCGTTCTTGGTGTCAGTGTAATATTTTCTCAGGGTCTCATTGCTGGCGACGTATGTTTTGCTGGTCTTCTGCACCGTCTTCGCGGTCTCATCCACCGCCTTGGACTTCACCTTCTCGGATTCAACGAACGTCTTACCGGCTTTGGCGGCCTCGATGTTTCGCCGGTTTAATTCCTGCGCGTATGCATTGCCCTTGCTGATATCATTCTGGATGATACCAGCCATCGCCTTCGAGGTTTCCTCAGCGTATTTTATCCGCTTCTGGCCAGCCTCCTTGAATAGTTCGCCCTGCCGGTGCGCCGCCGCCCTGACGGAGACCAGCGTCTTGGCTTCGGTCTCCTTGAACATCTCCTGAACTTCTTTGTTCAGGTTCTTGAATCCGGCCGTAGCGGACTTGATCGCAGGAGCGGTGTCGTCCTTGCCTGTGATCCTGATTGTCGGGTCTTTGTCGGCCATTGCCTTACGGCTCCTCGGTCAGATCAAAACCGGGCTCCATCTCCGGCGGGATCGGGACACCGGGCGCCGCCGTCACCGGCTCGCCGCTGCCGTTGGTCACGCGCGCGGGAGCGGGCTCGTCGGTCTCCTGCTTGATCGGTATCTCGCCATTGGCGATGTCGTTGCGCACCTCCGGCGTCAGCAGCGCGAAGAACGCTTCCATCACCCGGTCAGCATCGGGAAAGCGAAGCTCGCGCAGCACCGCCTCCTGCTCACCAGACAATTCCACCATCAAGTCGAACTGGCTTTGCCAGCGGCCCTGATTCCAAAGCAGCACGTGTCCGAGCTTGAAGGGCCCGAACACGATGCGCTCGATCTGCTTGCCGTTGAATTCAAACGGGGCGAACAGTTCAACAGTCCTGCCGCCCAGTTTGGTGCTGGTGATCATACGTGAATCCAAACCGTGATAACGTTCTCGCCCTTCTCGACACGCTGATCGACGAACTCGACATCAGCCGCCTTGCGTCCGGCACCGTCGGTGTCGGACACTACCACTCGTTTATTGTCAGCGTGCCTTGACAGCAGGTCAATCAGTTCCTTGACCGTCATCAGATGTTCTCAGCACCTTCGGCGATGCCAGCCTCGGCGATATCAGGCTGGGTGTCCACCGCGTTGCCCGGAATCGCCAGCAGCCGCACCATGTCGTCGTTGAGATCGACGCCGTCGATGCGCTTGATCGAGGTGAAGAAGTCCCAGCTGTAGATTTCACGCAGCAGCGGGTCTTCCGTCGTGCGCTGCATGAACAGTTGGTACGACACGATGCTCTTGATGGAGAACTCGTGGCTCATCATGTTGCCCTTCGAGAACGCTGTCGGGTTCACGCGCCCGATGCGGCCTTCCATGATCGCCACGCACTGCAGGGCGGCAGAGGAGCGGCGGTCGCGGATCAGACCATAGGCCGTGAAGCGCTGATGGAAGCGGGTCTCACGACCGAGGAAGACCATCACGTCCGGGTCCCAGCCAGCGAGATTGAACGTCGCTTCGAGCTTGTTGATGTGCGACGGAATCTCGATGCCAACGGCGGCGCCGCCGGGGGTGTGGTCAACGTAATTTTCCTCCAGTGTCGGCAGCTTCAGTTCCTGCAACACCAGATGGGTCGAGATACCGGGAGAGGTCTTTGCGGAGATGTCGCCGCAAATCAAGTTGGCGCTCTCCATCGTGTAAACAGTGTTAGATGCCATGGTTCTATCCTTTCAGGCGTGAGCCGGTGACGGGCGGCGTCTCGCGCCGCCTCGTCGATGGAGGGGTTAGGACGACAGGTTGAGTTGGCTGGCGAGGTCAGACACCATCGCGTCAACGGCCTGACGGTAACGCGCTGACTCAATGGTCAGATGCTTGAGCACCGGCGGCTCTTCAGCGGCGAAGCCGACAGTCAGATGGCCCAACCTGATCTGCTCAGGCGAGTTGCCAGCGGTGCGGAAGTTGACCTTGTAGCCAAGGATGTGCTGGTCCGCGTGGAGGTCGCGCAGGAAGTAGTTCATGGTGTTGAGAATCGCCTGCACGGTGTGGCCGATGATGTTGTAGCGGCCGAGGAAGTAACGCAGTGCGCGCAGCATGCCGAGATGGATGTAGTCGCGGCCGCGCATCACGTTGTACATCTGCCACAACGGGTCTTCGCCAGCATTGTCGGTCGAGATCAGCACGAAGCCGCCCGAGGCAATCGCGAAGTCGTCGCCGATTTCGCCGCGCACCAGAACCCCGATGTTGGCGCCGAGAAGCTCCTGAGCTTCGTTCGCGGAGTCGGTGAGGTTGAACCCGATCTCCCGGTTGGGCGAGATGATGCCCTGCACCGCTTGGTTGGCCGCCGAGTGGAACGGCGCGCCGGTCTCGTGGTCACGACGCACCATGATGCCAGCCATGCGCGGAGACAGCGGACGGATGACGATGAACGAGGTCGCCGGGTCCATCACGCGGCAACCGCCGGAAAGCGGGATCAAGCGATGGCTCTGCATCGTCTCGCGCCAATCCAGATCGTTCTGCATCGAGGAGCCTGCCGACTCCACGATCATCTGACCCATCAGCTGATTGCAAATCGAGGTCGCGCTGGCGACCACCGGGTTGGCACCTGAGACCAGTTGACACTCGTACTCAGCGACTTCACCGACGGTGTCCCACACCAGATCAAACGCGGCACCGGCGCCTGCGCCGGTCGAGGTGATCGGTTGAATAGGAACGTCGCTGGGCTCTTCGGTGCCGACAAGGAAGCCGGGCGATATCACCGAGACCGTCAGCACACCGCCGCCGATGGCGTCTACAGTTTCGACCTTGAGGATGACATCGTTGGGCAGCATCAGCTGCTCATCCTTCAGATAGCCGATGCCGCCGGTTGCGACCGTCGCTGTCTGAACGTCGCGGCCGGGCGGCGGCGCCTCGATGGTTGGCGGCGTCATATACCAAGCGCCGGGCATCTCCAGCGTGATCTGGCCAAGCGAGCCGTTGGAGAGACCGAAGGCATGGCCCACGGCCTGCACCACGTCCGGACCGCCACCGCTGAAGGTCACCGGATAGAGGTGATCCATCACGTAGTTGGTGCCGGGTGCGGTGCGCTCGATCAGGCCGACGCCGTTGGCCATCTGCGAGGTGTAGCCCGGTGCGATCAGGATGCGCGGCGTAAAGCCGAGCTTGGGCGCCGCTTTTAGAAACGCCCACATCCCCGTGCCGTTGAGCGAGTCACCGGCGATGTTGGAGATGGTCTTCTGCAGCTTGACTGCCTGATCTGTATCGGTGCCCTCTGGAGTGCGGACGATGACGATGCGGGCGGCATACTGCGTGGCACCGAGTTGGTCATTGATGCCGCGCACTGCGTCAGACAGGTAGCCCAACTCGCCGAGCTTCCTCGTCTTCTTGGTATCGTTGGAGTTGAGGAACACCGGCGTGTTGTAGGGGAAGAGCACGGCATCAGCGAGCGGCGCCGGGCCGACGATGCCAATGGTGGAAAGATCGGCGGCCAATACCGGACGCGCGCCTTCATCGACTTGACGAATGCTAATGCCGAAGACTGGATCAGACATGTGGTTGTCTCCTGTGGGGTTTGAGAATTTAGAACGTGCTGGGCGGCGTCACGATTTCCAGCTGCTTGACTGTCAGCGCGTGCAATCGCACTGACAGCAGAAGCTCCGGCTCGGCGCCTGACACCGGAAGCGAGAAGATTCGAAGCTCACGAACGTAGTCGCCGAGTTGCGGGTCCTGAATGATCGGTGTCACCGACACCTGTCCGACCGGATTGCACACCAGCTTGGTCATGATCGTGGTCAGCGCGACCACCGGAGACACCGCATGCCCCGGTGGAATCTGCGTGACCTGCCGCCCCTCGAAGAATGCTATGTCAGCCATGGTTTTCGGCTCCTGTTGTTGGTTAGCTGGTCGAGTCTTGCCTGCAGCTTGTCGGCGTCCAGTCCAAGCTCCTCGATCAGCACCTGCATCATTGAGGGAGGCGGCGGCGGTCGCGGCAAAAACCTTTTCTCCTTGAGGTCGATCCGTAGCGTTCGCAGCGATTCGTGATCGGCAGGCGCGTCGATCACCTCGAACAGCCGCATGCCAGCGGTGGGAAACAGCATCGAGGGATCGTGCGTTGTGGTGGCAACCGACAGCCCACCGTCTTCGGTTGGGATTGCAACGACCAACAGCCCCTTGGCGTCGATCAACTGGCGCTGAAATATGTACCAGTCAGCGCCGTCCGAGACGCGCCGCGAGAAGATGATGTTGTCCGGTAGCTTGACCGGATAATTCTCTGGCTTGTCGCAAGCGACCCACTCGCCATGGTCTATGATTTCCATTTCACGATTCCCAATTTGACGTGTACCAGCCACCCGCGATCAGATGCTGTGGTTGACGCCAGCGCGCCCAATAGACACCGGGGCCGCCGTAGTACGCCGACGCTATGTTGAGACCGGTGATGCAGGCGTTACCGATCTCAGCGTTCTGGTACCAGTAGCCGCCGAAGTCGATGTCGCCTGCGTGAACCCAACGGCATCTGGTCACGCATTGGTTGTAGCGATAATTTGCGGCGTCCCACGCATAGGCGCTGGCGCGGCCGTTGACGTAGTCATGCAGCCAGCCGTACTGCGCGGCCCACATGTGACCGTCATTGTTGATGTACCAAATCCAGCCGCCGCCGTTGTTCAGGAAGCCGATGTTGTTGTCCTGATGGTGGAGGTACATGTTCCCCCACGTATTGTCGTAGAACCGGATGAAGTTGGCTCCGCCTTCCATCACCATGTCGCCGCGCACGACCAGCGCTCCGTTGCAGTCAATCTGGCCGTGCGAGGTCAGGCCCCACGTCGTGGTGCCGTAGCCTTGGGTGTAGATCGAGTAGCAATTGATATGCCCCGATGTCAGCGGACTGCCGCCCATCGAGATGCCGCCAGCGGTGAACTGATGCGTGGCGCCGTCATAGAAGTGGTAGGCGGTCTTGGCTTGGTTCAGGTACAGCACGCCGGTGTTGGGCGTCGCCGCACGATAGACATTGAGGTCTCCGACAACGCTGGTGGCGCCGGTGACGCTGAGACCGGCCGTTGCAGCGATGGTGCCATAGGCTGTCAGCGCTGCCGTCTGCCGTGAAATGTGCAGGCCCGGACCGATGTAGGCGCCGCCATCAGTAAAACGCTGCAGCACATAATTGGAGCCAGCATTGCTGCCGGTCTCCGCAGTGTTGTCAGCGAGCACCTCCTGCCAGCGCAACGCACCGGCCGACGAGTAGGCTTCAACGATCCGGCCCTGCTGTGGGCTGGTTGACTGCAGCCGCAGCGTCGGATTGACCGAGCGGATGGTCAGCAATCCGTTGACCGTGCCGCCCTGACCGATGATGGAATCGACATAGGCCTTGGTCGTTGCATGCAACGCGTTAGTTGGTGGACCCGGCAATGTTATCTGGCCGCTCATTTCGCCGCCGGTTTTCATCAGCGCGTTGCCCGCGTACTCGATGATCCTTGAGCGCGTCCACCCGGTAGTCGGAATGGTGGCGTCATTGGAGCCTTGCGGCGGGTGCACGGCCGTCTGCAGCGCAATGAACGGCACGGTACCGTCACGGCGGATGAAGGCGTTA